TTTATTGGAAAAAGTACATCATGGGAAGCTGACGATGGAACTCATGATGATCTAGTGATGTGTTGTGTCCTCTTTTGTTGGTTAGTCCAACAGAGATACTTCAGAGAGCTCACAGACCAAGATATAAGAGAAAAAATGTTTTCCGAGCAAATGAAAATGATAGAAGAAGATATGGTGCCATTTGGGTTTATTGAAGATGGTCATGATCCAGAGGAAAATTCAATTCCTGGCGATGATAATGTGTGGACACCCGCTGGACAAGAATGGCAGAGAGAATTATACTAGAGGTAATTTTCTTTCTTAATTTCTTCAAAACCAAAGTCATCTTCATCTTTCATCTTTTCGGTAACGAGTAACATGAGTAATGCATCAATTTCTCTTTCTAATTCTGGTCTAACACTACGAAGACGATAAAGAAATTTAACACTACTTTTTTCTACCATTTCTTTACTGACATGAGTAGAGTTGTAATTTTTTTTATTTTGACTTTTGGTTTGTAAAACAAGATGGTCTGGATTTACACAACCGTTGTTTTCACAAGTTTGGTGAACTACCATATTTTCGGCAATGTCTCCCTTGTGAAGAAGATAAGAAAATCTATGAGATGGTTTGGATTTTCCGTCATAAGAGAACATTCCATAACCTTGTTTTTGTTTGGAAGCGTTCCATTCGTGACAACTGCCTGTTTTATTAATCTTGGCATTAAAACGATCAATTGCTTTTTGGGGAAACTTCATATTTACCTTACACTAAATATTATTCATCAACTATGGTTATTTATAAATATTATCAGAGTAACGAATACTTCACACAAAAACTCAAAAAATAAATTTAACGGAGAGAAGATATGGCCTTTCAAGTAAGTCCTGGCGTAAATACATCTGAAATTGACCTCACTAATGTAGTAGTATCCGCTGGTACTTCTGTTGGTGGTTATGCTGGTAGGTTCAATTGGGGGCCTATAGAACAAGTTACTTTGGTTACAGACCAAGATACACTCGTAGAGTTGTTTCAAAAACCAGACGATAATAACTTTGAATCATTCTTTACTGCAGCTAACTTCTTAGCATATACAAGTGCTTTGAACGTTGTTCGTGCTGCTAACACAACAAGTTCTAGTGCTGTTGCACCATTGAACGCAGCTTCTAACACAGCTACATATGTGAACGTTCAAACAACAACAACCGAAAGTTTTTATACCACATTTGATACAGAACAAGGTGGATCAATCGGTGGTGGTATAGCAGGAATCGCTGCTGACGGACCATTCATGGCAAAGTGGGCAGGTGATTTAGGTAACAGTTTAAAAGTTTCTTTTTGTCCAGCTGATAGACCAGAAGTAACAGGAACAAGTACAGTAACATGGACTGCTTCAAGTGGTGCTTTAGAAGGAACATCCACTTCTCTGTTTTTAGATGAATTAAGAGTTGGAGATGCTATCAAGATTGTAGATGAAGTTGGATTTCATATAGTAGCAGCAATTTCTGACGCAAATTCTGCTACAGTATTTGCAACAAGTGCTTCTGATAGCGCAAATATTACCGCTAAAGCATTTACAGTAAAGAAACGTTCTGCGTTTGCAACAAGTTCTACTTTCATAAAGGGAACTGCTGTAACTACCGCTGATTCAACTGTTGTAACAGGAACAGGAACATTATTCGATAAACAATTTGTTGTTGGTGATACGATTACCATAGGTGGAGAATCCCACAGAGTTAATGCTATCACATCAAATACAGTCATTGCAACTTCAACAAAATTTAACGGTGCTAACTCTGGTGCTGCTATCGCAAGAGAATGGGAATACAAAGGTTCATTCAGTACAGGTGCACCAACGACTTCTGTACATGCTGATGACAAAGATATGTCACAAGATGAAATTCATGTTGCTATTGTCGATGAATTTGGTGAGTTTTCAGGAACAAAAGGAGAGGTTCTAGAGGCACAAGCTAATCTGTCAGTAGCGATTGGAGCAAGAGATGGCCAAGGCGAAGATGTTTTCTATAAGAATGTCATCAACAGAAAATCTGCATATTTGTGGTGGTTAGACCATCCAACATTGGGTGGACACGGAACAACTGCATCTGCAGTAGCCGGTAACGATACCGCTGGTAACGGAACAATAGTTACTGACGGAACCGCAACATTTCGTGCTTGGGGTGCAACCGCTGATTCTACTGGAGTTCAAACTTCAGATACCTTTGAAAATGCATCATTTCCATTGTCACTTAGTTTTAATGGTGGAACAGACGGAACTGGTCCCGCAGATGCTGATGTTGTTCGTGCATATGACCTAATGGCAAGTGCTGAAGATGTTGATCTTTCACTCGTAATGTGTGGTAATCACAGTTCAACAGTCATAAGACACATTATCGATAACCTCGCAGACGCAAGAAAAGATTGTGTAGCTTTCTTCTCACCAGAAAAAGCAGATGTTGTTGGTGTAACATCCTCTTCAACTGCTACAGATAACATAATTGATTTTAGAGATACAGTCAATAAGAATTCCTCTTACGCTGTTATGGATTCTGGATATAAACAACAGTTCGACAAACATAACGATAAGATGAGATTTGTTCCGTTGAATGGTGATATAGCCGGTCTTTGTGCTCAGACAGATCAAGTTCGTGATCCTTTCTTCTCTCCAGCTGGTTTTACCAGAGGTCAGATTAAAGGTGTGGTTCAACTTCCTTACAATCCTAAGAAAGCAGAACGTGATAAGTTGTATCAAGCACAAGTCAATCCAGTTGTTTCATTTCCAGGCGAAGGAACAGTTCTTTTTGGAGATAAGACACAATTAACTAAACCATCTGCGTTTGATAGAATTAACGTAAGACGACTATTCATTCTTCTAGAAAAAGCAATTTCAAATTCTGCTAAGTTTCAGATGTTTGAATTCAACGATGAGTTCACACGTTCACAGTTTGTTGCAATGGTAGAACCGTTCTTGAGAGACATTCAAGGTAGAGGTGGAATACAAGACTTTAGAGTCGTGTGTGATGCTTCTAATAATACTCCACAAGTTGTAGATTCTAATTCGTTTAGGGGAGACATTTTCATCAAACCTTCACGTGCTATCAACTTCATTCAACTCAATTTTGTTGCTGTTAGAAGTGGTGTAGAATTCTCCGAAGTCGTTGGTGCTGTTTAATATTTTTGATATAAATAATTACAATAAGATTAGGAGAAATTAAATGGCATACGGATCTATTACAGATTTTAAAGGAGCTCTCGCACTAGGGGGAGCTCGCCCAAGTTTATTCAAGATAGAGATAGTATCATCACCAGCTGGTGTTACTATACCAGCAGATCATGTACATAAATGTTTTACTTCTGCGATACCTGGCTTGACTATCACACCAATAGAAAAACCATATTTTGGTAGAATAACCAAAATTCCCGGCGAGATGTCTTTTGAAACTTTATCGACAACTTTTTATAATGCCGAAAACTATGATATTAGAACTGCTTTAGAAACTTGGACAGATATAATAAATGACCCTACTACTAATGAAGGGGTTTCTGGTCCTCCATCTTCATTTAACGGACAAGTTGATTTAACTCACTTTGGCAAAGATGGTAAAGAAGGAATGAAATTTCAATTTAGAGATTGTTGGCCTACTTCAGTCGAAGCGATTGCACTAGATTATGATAGTAGTGGTGAAATGGAAAGTTTTGCAGTCACATGGTCTTATGATTACTTTACAATGAAAGCAGGAAAAATTGCTACTACAAACGGAACACAAGAAGGTGCTGCATAGTCCGAGTAATAAATAGTATAATTTAAAATTAAAGGAAAACAATGGCATTACCACTTCTATCCACATTTAAATCAAGACTTGCTAATGGTGGTGGCTCAGCTAGGCCGAATTTATTTAAAGTATCGATTCAAAATACACCCAACACTGGTCTCTCTATTACTAAAGATGAGCAAATTTTAATTAAAGCTACTTCAATTCCAGAATCAACAATTGCTGCACAACCTATAAATTATGGTGGAAGACCAATTAATTATTCTGGATTTAGAACTTATGCTAACTGGTCAACTACTATCATGAACGATGAAGATTTTTCAATAAGAAATAGAATCCAAGAATGGATGAGACAAATTTCTGGTAGGTTAGACGGTCAAAGAAATGCAACATACGGTGCTTATGTAAAGGGTACTACATATAATGAAGGTCTCGGTACTGTCATTCAAGTCAATAAAGATGGTAGTGATGGAGAAAGTTACACAATGAAAAATCTTTGGCCAACGTCTATTGCATCAATGCCAGTAGATTGGAGTGTTGATGGAATGATGTCTTTCGATGTTGAATGGTGTTACGATAGTTGGACACATAATTAATTTATAGAAACAGATAAATGAATGGCTTTCGCACTTTCAGAATTCAAATCAAATCTAAGGGGAGGTGGTGCAAAGTCATCTCTCTTTCGTGTCAATCTTAACTTTCCTGCTGCACTCAATCCAACTGATGGGCCTCCTGGCTTAATACCAGTTGATACATCACAATTCCTAATACAAGCAGCATCTATCCCAGCAAGTACAATTACAACATATGATGTATTTTATCACGGAAAAGCAATAAAAGTTGCTTCAGATAGAACTTTTGCGACGTGGGAAACTACTATTATAAATGATGAAGATTTTGGAGTGAGGAAAAAAATAGAAAAATGGATGAATTTACTCTCAAACCCCGAACTAAATACTAGAAGTGGAGACATAACTAAGGTAGGTGTAAAAAGAGAAGGTGAAAATGCCGGTTATAAACAAGATATAAGTGTTACTCAATTTGGTAAAGACGCTAGCAGTTTGGAAACGTATAAGTTTATAGGAGCATTTCCAACTGACTTATCCGCGATCACTCTTGATTGGGCAGCTGGAACTATCGAAACTTATAGTTGCACTTGGAGTTATGATAGGTGGGAGAATTAAAATTATATGAAAAATTACAATAGGAGAATAAATTATGGCTTTTGAAATATTTGGTTTCAAAATTGAAAGAAAATCATCTGGTGCACCAAACGCAAATGTTCCAGTATTTACTATGCCGGAAAATGACGATGGTTCTATGATGGTATCTGGAGCTGGTGCTTACGGTACTTCTCTGGATTTAGATGGTCAGTATAAAAGTGAGATTGAACTAATTCTAAAATATCGTGAAATGGCTCAAACTTCTGATT